TTCTGTCCCCCGACAGCCCTACGCGTGATCTCCTCATGGTCCACGGCACTGGCGTGGGCAAGACCTGTTCCTCCATCCAAATTGCGGAAGAATACATTCTACGACCCGAGTTCCAAGACAAGAAGGTCCTGATCATTGCGGGGCCCGCTGTCCAGTCCAACTTCCGCAAAGAGATCTTTGACGTAGGGCGCACGAAGCTGGACGAGACCAGCAAGGTTCTTTCGTCCAAGCAGTGCACGGGCACACGGTACCTGGAGATGCTCACCCGCATCGTCTCCGAGCCCATGCAGTGGAAGGTCCCCGAGGTCCGTCTGCGGCTCAAGACCTTGGCGGACCGCATGATCAGCGAGTTTTACGAATTCGTAGGCTATAACTCCTTCGGCAACCGCATCGAAGAAGCGCTGAACGACATGAGCCCCGAAGACGCCGACAAGTGGATTCACGAGACCTTCGATAACCGCCTGATCATTGTGGACGAGGCCCACAATCTGCGAGAGGGTGGAGACCTTGATGTGGAAAAGTCCGTGTCTGCGGGCATGGAGAAGGTGGTCAAGACTGCCAACGGTCTGGTGCTGGTTCTGCTGACGGCAACTCCGATGTACGAATCCTACGAGGAGATTGTCTACTACATGAACCTCTTTGGCTGGAACGACCGCACGCTGAGCCTGACGAAGAAACTGAAGGCTGTCGACTACTTCTCCTCGGACGGCAGAATCAAGCCTGCGAAGGAATCCGAGTTCCGTGAGTGGTGCCAGCGCTACGTCTCCTTCGTCAAGGGCGAAAATCCCTTCACCTTCCCTTTCCGGCTTCCCCCACCGAACGAGGCGCCCGACGACCGCACCTACTCCTTCGTCGGCAAGAACCGCAACCTTGCGGATTCCGATCGCATGAAGTACCTGTCGGTAGTGGCTTCGCAGGTCCAGGGCGAGCAGGGAAAGGCGTTAGGCGAGGCTGCGGGCGACGACAAGGACGATGAGAAGCGGCAGGCCATGATGATGCCGACCATCTCCGTGCTTCCGAACAACAAGAAGTTTGGAGAAGTGTTCAAGCTGTCCGGGGACCAGTACGAGTATGTGGGTGAACCCTTCCTGACGCCCGAGCAACTGCCGAACTATGCCGCCAAATTCGTCACTATCATCAAGTCCATCGAGGCAGGTGTCGGTGTGTGCTTGGTGTATTCCAACTATGTCGAGCGCGGAGCCCGTCTCTTTGCCATGGCCTTGGAGGAGCACGGATACGCGCCTGCGAATGGTGGCGCACCCCTGCTGGTGGACCGCAAGGGAACCAAGGGCAAGTATATCCTGCTCTCGGAAGCCACCACCTCCAAGATCGCCAGTTTGTTGTCTCTGGCCCGCGATCCCAAGAACATGGACGGCAGCCTGGTCCGCGTCATCATCACAACGCCCAAGATCTCGGAGGGTGTGGATTTCAGGTTTGTCCGTCAGGTTCACATTGTGGATCCGTGGTGGAACATGAGCCGTATTGAGCAGGTCATTGGCCGGGGTCTCCGCACCTGCAGCCACGCAGCCCTGCCTTTTGACCATCAGAACTGTACGGTCTATCTCCACGTCTGCCGCACCACGGTCAAGCGCGAATGCTTTGACGAATACACCTACCGCACAAAAGTAGAATCAAAGGCACTGAAGATCGCCAACGTTCGTCGTCTGCTGGTGGAATCCGCGATGGACTGCCCGATCCAGATTGGTGCGGTCCTGCCCAAGGCGTGGAAGGAACTGGACGTCGATCAGATTCGGTCCGAGAACCGAGAGCACGTGACGTATCCGTTGATCGGCATGATTGCGCCACAGTTCATGGAGGAATTGGAGGGCAACTACTGCAAGGTCAAACCGTCAGTGGTGGACCCCGAGTATGTTCGCCCCCTGTCGTCGTATCTCGACGTGCGTGACGAGTTGCTCGGTAAACTGTCGAAACTGTTCGTGGACAAGGAAATCTGGGAACGGAAGCAGCTGTTTGCGGCACTGTCATCCTATCAGCAGGATGTCGTGACCTTTACGCTTCAATCCGCAATCCGCACAGGGTTCAAGTTCCACGATGCCTTTGGACGCGCCAGTCTCCTGGAGTCGCGGGGCGACCTCTACGCCTTGTCACCGATTGGCGTGGCCAACGGAACCTTGGTGGAACGCACCACGCAGCCCACGACCCGTGCCGACGTACCCCTGCCCGATGTGGATGCAACTCCGAAGGCCGCGATCACCGATGCCCCCGACCTGTCCGTCCTGCGCGACTTCCCCTTTCCTGTGGAACGCTTCGACGCTGAGGTTCTCAACGGATACGTGTTTGATCACGTCATCACCCAGGCGCAGAAGATTCTGTATCTCCGCTCGGGGCAAAAGACCCAGTTCAGCGACCGACTGGCCGTCCCTGGCACGGGATTGTTGGTTCTTGGCCACGAGGTGTACGATCCTCCCGAAGTACAGCCGGGTGAAGAGACTACGGCGGTGACGCAGTGGACCGATGCGTTGGTTGCGGACTTTGCCACGAAAAAGACCAAGATCTTTGCGTCCATGAAGGAGGGCAAATTGACCATGAGCCGTTTCCGGTTAGAGGGTGGTGTCCCGGTGCGCGAGGAGCAAAAGAAGCGCGATGTGCCGATCGTCTGCGGAACGGGAGAGAACAAGAAGGATGCGGTTCTGGCTCTGGCCAAGTTCGTGGACCCTACAGGCGTAGGCGTTCCCCCCGAAGTGGCTAAGACCAACAAGGAGACATGGTGTATCTACACGGAGTTGTTGCTGCGTGCGAACCAGCGCGAACCCGAACCCAAGGTGGCGTGGTTTACCCCTGAAGAGATGGAGGTCATCCTCTCGGCTAAACCAAAAACGAAAAAGACCAAGTAAGGATAACAGTCTTCCATGGACCCTATCTTTGAGCGCCGTGCGTTGGTTCGTTCCGTTCACATCCCTGCCCAGCACATTCAACGCAATATCCAAGTCAGCCTGATGGCACAGCTCCGCGCCAAGTACGAGGGCGTGTGTATCCCTGAGGGATTTGTCCAGAACCGTAGCATCACCGTGGTGGAGCATTCTCTGGGCCGCGTGAACCTGATCCACGGAGGTCTGGATTACTCGGTCAAGTTCCAGGCGGATATCTGCATGCCGCACCCCGGGCAAGTGTTCCGTGCCCCCGTGATGCTCCGTTCCAAGATTGGTCTTCACGCGGAGGCGCCGCCGATGAAGATTCTGCTGCCTCGCGATTTACACCTCGGCGACACGTCGTTCGAGGATATCAAGGACGGCGAGGAGGTGGAGTTTGAGGTCAAGGGATCCCGCTTCCAGCAGGGCGATGACTCCATCGTGGTCCTTGGACACTTGCGGACGGTCGTGAAGCCGCAGCAGGCAGAGATGGAGAAGGCGTCCGCGGGAGAGGAGCCGTTGTTGGCTGCGAGCACGGGAAGCAGTGCTCCTGCCGATGTTCTGCGTAAGGTCGTGGTCCCCCAGGATCAGGTTCCCGCTGCTTCGGCGCGGAAGAGAAAGACGATCGCAAAGCCTGCTGTTACCATAAATGAACCGGGCGCGCAAGGAAAAGCTCCGGGACCAGCTGGACCTTCTGGACCCGCATGAACACGCCCAGATCTTCGCAGTCGTGAAACACCACACAGATTCCTTCACCAAGACACAGACCGGTGTGCTCGTTTCGTCGGATGTTCTGACAGACGACTGCATGATGGAGATGGAGAAGATGGTTTCTTTTTACCTTGACCAGCGCAAGAGGATGGATGCGGACGATGTGGCCCGCAAGACAATGGTAAAAAACGGATAAAGAGAATCCAGCCTTTAAGTAAGGGCAAATGGAGACCCAACGCTCGAGCCTTATGGCTCTTGTCAACTATGTCTCTCGCGACCCTCAGGCCGAACTTGAATGCAAGGTCCTTCCCAACCAGATCAAGACCAAGGATGTTGCCGACCGCATTGTCGCAGCCATCGCCGGAGTCTCTACAGGATCTGCGACGGAGGAACACCGGGCAACCTTCAGCTATCCCGACAATGTGCGGGTCGTCGTCACACAACCTGAGAATATCTTCAAGATTTGCGCCACGAGCAGTTTCCGCGGAACCAAGCTGCTCGTCGAGCGCAAGAGCCGCTACTTTGAGGGCCGTGGATCCGAGTCCGACTTGGTGGACCTTCCCGATGTCGGCGTCCGCTTCACCCTTCGTCGGGAGGAGGAGCTGCGCCGCGACTTCACGGGCGCTCCCATGGACCCCGTGGCCCATGTGCGTATCCTCCACCGCCGCTCGTGGACCACGCTGGATGGCCTTCTGCGCTTCGACTTCTCGCTCGTCAAGTCGCGTGGACGGGGCATGAAGACGCTGGCGGAGGTCATGCGCCAGCAGCCCGCCTATGAACTGGAGGTGGAGGTGGTGGATCGCAAGGCCTCTCCCAAGGCTATCGTGGACTCCCTGTTCCGCCATGTGACCCTGGTTCTGGAGGCCTTCCAGGGCACGCCGTTCCTGCTGTCCAAGTCCGATGTCGAGAATTACCGCATGGGCTTCCAGCGTCTGGGCTTCAAGTTCATCAACCCCGTGACCATGGATCGGAGGCACATGAGCAAGGAGTGCCCGATGTCTGTGCTCACTGGCTACACGGTCACCAACAAGGCCGACGGCGATCGCTGCTTTCTGGTCGTGGCGACCGACAAGCGCGTGATTCGCGTCACGCCGAACATGAACATCACCTGGACAGGTCTCACGGCCACCAAGGATATCCACGTGGGCGATGTGCTGGATGGTGAGTATCTGGCGGACCGCAACATGTTCTGCATCTTCGATGTGTATGCCTACCGCGGCAAGAACACCACGCGTCTGCCCCTGATGCTAACGGACGAGGACCTGACGACCACGTCTCGCCTCGGATGCTCACGCGAGTTCATCAGGGATCTGGGCACGGACTTTGTGACCACGCCGAGCCAGAAGCCCCTGCGCATCGAGTCCAAGATCTTCCTCGCAGGAGACGGGCCCATCATGGAGCAGGCCATCAACACTCTGCTGAACACCGAGTTCGGCTACCCTACGGACGGTCTGATCTTCACGCCCAAGTCGAGCGCCGTGGCACCCATGCAGGACCGTCGTGGCAACACCTGGCTCCGCGTGTACAAGTGGAAGCCCGCGGACCAGAACAGCATTGACTTCCTGCTCCGTTTCAAGGCGGGTGAGAGCTACGACACGGTGCTCAAGTCGCATGTGTTCAAGGGCAGTCTGTATGTCTCTCGCAATCGCGGCTCCGACATTCTGTATCCCCGCGAGACGCTGACGGGTGAGTATACGCCTCCCGTCATGCCTGCGGATCTCCAGCGCATCGCCGAGACGCGCGATCGTGCTCCGTCTCCGTTCCAGCCCTCGGTTCCCCGCAAGCCCGATGCCAACATCATTGCCTTGAAGTTGGAGAAGGGTGCGCCTGTGGACAAGTCTGGAAACCGCATCGAGGACAATACCATCGTGGAGTGCGCCTACGACACGGAGACCAACCACTGGACTGTTCTGCGGACCCGTCACGACAAGACCTACCAGTATCGCGTGCTGGGTGAGCCGCAGTTTGGTAACGACATTGCCGTGGCCGAGTCCATCTGGACCAACATCCATGTTCCGATCACGGAGACCATGATTCGTCACCTCGCATCCGACCCGATCGACGATCTGGCCGAGGATGACCTGTATTACCGGGACAATCTGGATGCCCGCGACCGTATCCTGAAGGATGTGTATTCCTTCCACAATCGAGTGAAGGAGCAGCTCTACCAGACCTGTATCAAGCCGGGTGACACTCTGCTGGAGTTGGCGGTGGGTCGTGCGGGCGACATGCTGAAATGGAAGCGGTCCAAGCCCAAGCTGGTGGTGGGCTTCGACATTTCGGAGTCCAATCTGACCTCGAGCCGTCAGGGTGGATATGTCCGTTACCTCAAGGATGCCGAGAAGCCGAGCTGTGACAAGCTGCCGCCCATGCTGTTGGTGGTGGGCGACATGACCAAGCCGCTCTACGAGTCCGACGACCGCTACGTGCGGATCCTCAATGGTTCCGACCCCGCTCCGACGACCTACCTCCAGCAGTTCAAGGGTGTCAAGGAGTTTGACGACATCTCCTGCCAGTTCGCGATCCACTACGCCTGCGTGTCGGAGGAGGCGTTTAGGGCGTTTACAGAGAATCTGAAGATACATGGTAAGAAGCGGTTCTTCGGTACATGCATGGATGGAGCGGCGGTATACGCCCTCCTCCTTGGCAAGAAGAACCACATCTTCCGCGCCGACGGTCAGGTCTTTGGGGAGTTCACCAAGGAGTATCCTGACGGCGACGCGTGGCGCCCTGAATTCGGACAGACTCTTCGGGTCTATCTGGAGAGCTTTGAGAAGCCCGTACAGGAGGCGCTGGTGCCCTTCGAGCGCGTGGTTGAATTGCTGAAGGAGGCTGGCTATGAGTTAGAGACGACCCAGCTGTTTCAGGAGTACTATTCGCAGCAGACTGCGATTACCCTCACACAGGAACAGCAGGCCTTCTCCTTTCTCCACCGAAGCTTCGTCTTTACCAAGGTCGATACCCCTGCACCTCCATCGCCTCCCGAGGAAGAGGAAGCCATTGAGCTCCCCACCACAGCGGACGCTGAGAGTGCAGCAGCATCGACCAAGGAGGTAGCCCCTAAGGCAAAAAGACGGACCTTGACGGTCAAAGTCCCTGCTGATGCAAAGGTTCAGCCCGGGGATGACAAGTCATCCCCACCAGTGTTCTTCTACGGCGCGGACGAAAGCAAGGGCGAGTTCAGGTTCATGAGCAATATGTATGTCGCCCCCTTTGAGATTGACGGCATTACATACCCGACTGTGGAACACTACTTCCAGTGGTCAAAGGCAAAGTTGTTCAAGGACGAGGCTTCGGCCACAAAGATCCTGACACCTCCGAAGGGCAAACCGTATGTGGAGGCCAAGTCAGCCAAGGCGATCGGAAAGAAGGTCAAGGACTTTGACGGAACGCAGTGGAACGGCCTTGCGCCCGGACGCGGGTTCAAGGACGAGGTAATGCGTAAGGCCATCCGCGCAAAGTTCACGCACCCCAAAAACACAGAGATGCTCGAGAAGCTCCTGGCGACAAAAGACAGAGTGATTGCGGAGGCGAACCCGCGCGACAGCTATTGGGGTATCGGGACGTCGGCCGACACGAAGCCCGCACAGACGGGCAAGTGGAAAGGTCAGAACTTCCTCGGTAAGATGCTGATGGAACTGCGCACGGAGATTCGCGGGGAGAAGGCGAAGGCTTAGAAGTTACTTACGGGGCAACCCAACTCCTGTGTGGTCTAGCGGTTAGGATAGGGCTCTTTCACAGCCTTGGCCCGGGTTCGACTCCCGGCACGGGAAATCAAGAGGTATAGTGCAGTGGTCAGCACAGCGGGCTTTGAACCCGCTAACCTCGGTTCGACCCCGAGTACCTCTAACGCTGATAGTTCAGTGGTAGAATGAGGGTCTTCCACACCCTTGACGCGGGTCCGATTCCCGCTCAGCGTATTCAAACCATCTTTTAACTTCAAGCCGCATTAGCTCAGTCGGTAGAGTATCGGTCTTATGCCAGCATCGCATTAGCTCAGATGGTAGAGCATCGGCCTTTTAGTGGCGAGCCTGAATGGGCGAGTAAGCCGATAGTCGCGGGTTCAATCCCCGCATGCGGTAACCAACACGAATGTCCGAGTGGTTAAGGAGGCAGATTCAAGACCTGCTGCGCAAGCTCATGGGTTCGAGTCCCATTTCGTGTACACCCGGCCGCCGAGCCGCCCAGCCGTAAAAACGGAAACTTGGTATGAGATGGAACTCCACATCATACCAAGATGCCTGCCTACACTCGCTCCTCTGTCGCTCTCTCCGCGTCGCCGAAGTCGTCTGCCCGCGTCAACTACAACATGAACGGTGAGCGTTGGACTCAGCAGGAGGAGCGCGATCTGATTCGTATGTTCCGTCATGAGAAGGCGTCAGTGATGGATGTCGCCAAGGCGCTCCACCGCAACCCGATGGCTGTCCACTACCGTGTGGACAAGGTGCTGAATGAGCACATGGAGGGTGGCGTATCCCTGCTGGAGGCATCGGCATGGCTCCACCCGCACATCAGCGCGCGTGAGATGTCGGAGGATTTCGCCAATCACATCGCCACCTTCAGTGCGTAGACGGTCACAGCCGCCAAACACTGTCCCGCAACGTGCATCAGTGCGCGGTTGCTACTGACCTTGTTGGACAAGAATGCCCACAGCGTCACTGCCGGGTTGAAGTGACCTCCTGAATACGGACCCAACAAATACACAGCCACTGCGAGGGAGGCGCCGATCGCAAGGGGTGTTCCCACAAACGAGATGGTTGCAATCAAGAGCAGTGTGCCGAGAAACTCTGCGAGGATTGGAGTCATTTTCCTTCTGGAGAGACTAAAAACGAAAACTATGGTCTAGGAAGAATACAAGAGCACAATGGCGACCGACATCTCTGGCAACCCCCTTCCGCTGCGCCCGGACATGCCCCTTCCCAAGCTCATCGAGAGCGTTAAGACCATCGACGATATCTTCAAGCGCATGGAGGGCAACATGACCTTCGAGTCCTTTGTGGAGGCAGGGTGTGCGGCCACCGGAGTCCAGACCGCATCCGATCCCATGACGGAGAAGGACATGGAGGCTCCTACTCCTGCCACGCGCGAGGACTTCCTGTCTCAGACCAACAACAACATGACCCTGAAGCAGCAGTTTGCGTCCCTGGCCAAGTTCAAGGATGTCCCGATGACGTATTCGGAGATGCGGGAGCGGTATGGGTGAGTCGTGGTCGTTCAACGACCACGGCCAGGGGCACTGGATCCGCCGAACTGCTTGTAGTAATCCTCGTAACTCATAGTCGGCACAGGCGGTGCATTCTCCGTCACCTGCGGAACGAACTTCTCATACAACCTTTTGCCTACGACCACCGACGCCTGCTCCGCGGTGATCTCGCCCTTTTCCACCTTCCGCTTCATGGTCAGCATCTCAAAAAAGGTGGCGTCCAGACGATCCTCTGCGTGCATCTGCCAGAGGCTGGGGTAGTTGAAATACAAAACAGAATTCTCCTCCTGGAGCTTGGCCATGAACTCCTCGCGGCGCAGGGAGCGCCACTTCTTCTTGGAGTGATCCATGTTGCGGACGAGTGCCTGGATCTCCGTGGCCTTGAGGTCGATTTCATTGATGTGGGCCTCTCCTGCCGCAACCTCACTGGGTGTCAATTCACGAGCCTGCATTATGAGGAGTACTCACAGAATGTATAAGCGGTTTCAACGCGGAGACCAGACGCATACACTCGTCATGCGCGGTCATTCCCGTCAGGATAATGTTCCCCGTGCGAAACACCTTGGCAATCCATTTGGTCTCGGGAAAGTAGATCTTGACGGCAGGATACACTGCGGGCTCGTAATCCGTCTTGACTCCGGCCGCTCGTAATCCTGCGTAGAGCTGCTCGCGTGACAGGCTCTTGGTCGTGGTCAAGCGCGTCTTGTAGTTCATCAGCACCACGCGCCGATTCTTCAGATCCCACGTACCCTCGCTCACGGCGGCAGGGCAGGTGGACTGGATATGCGACTGTAGGAATGCCATCACATTACGATCGTACTTTTCGTCCAGAACGCCCGTGATGTGAAACACGCCGTTCTGGAAGACCTTGACCGTAATCTCTTTGCGAAGAAGAGTTCCATCTCCGTCACTCATGACCACCACGGTGATGGAGTTGTGACCAAATCCTGTCGTGCGTTTGGGTGCGGCCTTCTTGCTGCGACGCTTGATCAGGTCACGCTTACTGCTTCCCCGAATGGGAGACCCCTGCTTCTCAATCTTGATCAGGGCGTCCGTCAGGGGCAGAGACTCGAGGAGGGTTGTCGTGTTCATCTTCACGTCGAGAGTGTACAGCACCACCATCGTGGTGAGTGTCGGAGTGTCCATGAGGTGACGCCGTGTAAATGCATTCGATTTCGTTTTTCCAGGCGTTGGAGAAGGAGAAGGGGACTCTGGAAATGACGTGGCACGGAAAGGCACGGATCACCTTGCGAAGGCGCACCTCTTCCATGGGAGCGAGCATCCACCCTTCAAGATAGCCGAACCAAAGGACGGCTGTCTTGTGATGGGAAAAAATGGCAGTGGCAGTGTCGGCGAGGGCATCCAGCGGAGTCTCCGACAAGTCAAACACATCTGCGGGTTTCGGAGTGACGTAGGTATAGACTGTAAGCATTAGGTTACTGTGCGAGGATACTGGTAAGTGTTTTTGAATCCAAATCCAAACTGGTCAGGAGTCGTCGACGCACCCGCACAGGCCGAGCATGTCCCCGCGAACTCCACGCGCTTACACGTCGGGCAGCAGTTGCCGTTGGGCGTGGTATTGTATCCCTGCCGAGCCGCATACACGGTGGGATCCACGTTACCCACCAAGGCCGTGCCCGCCAGCATGTCCTGGAGTTCGGGTATCATGGCGCTGGTGTAGCAGGGTAATGTGATCTGCGAGGTCTTCGCATTTCCCGGGGATTCTCCGTTGGCAACGGCACCACCACCCGCATACGCCACGAAGAACGACGCGTCCTGGACCGTGTGGCCACCTCCATACAGCCTGCTGGCCGCCGATGCGGTCGAGGGGGCATTCAAAACAAGTGCGCAGGTCGTATTGGGCACCACCGTTTCATAGTTGCCAGAAGCCGCCTGCATCCGGATAATCTCCGTCTGGTGTCCCGCATCGCGGTGCGGGCGAGTGTCCACAATCTTGGTAAGCCGCTGCTTGTGTCGGTTGAGGTATTCGCTATAGGAAGACATCCTTACCTTCTGCGTGGGAAATTCATACGCCCGGATGCGTCAAGAAGTGACGGCGGCAGCACTCCCTCGTGAGTCCGAGGTCTGTCATGGCTCGTCCCTCCGCCGTGACGGTTGTGGAGTGCGTGAGGTAGAGAATCTCTGACGTCTCGGGGCGACCGTCCTCACGGCGGCCAGCCTTGACCAACTCGAGGAACCGAAGCCACTTGCCAGCGAGGGGGAGATTGCATGTGTAACACTTAATCACGATAGGAAAGTCCATGCTTCACTGGTTTACTACTTCGGCGGCTTCCGTTTTTTCGAGTCAAACAAGTAATGAAGGTCAAGTTTCCCAAGCTCCGCACAGCAGGTGTTCTCCTCTTTGCCGTTTTGATTCTCGGACTGTTCGCCTACATCTTCACGGCAGATCCGTTCCAGTCGACCTACGACCCTGACGTGAGCCGTTTCTCGGCCAACTCCATCGATGTGTCCATGGCCAACGGAACCACCAAGCACGAGACTCCGACCATGTATGCTCCCGGCACCCCGTCCAAGACGGAGTTGCTGTTTCCCCCTTCGGCAGAGGACCTCAGTCGCCTTTCGGGCGAATAAGCAATGAGGAAGCCCAGCTATGCATTGGCCACCTCGAGTTTGATGCTGCTGATTCCCGCGTGGGCTGCGTGGAAGTCGGGAGACACGGTGCGGGTCTGGTATCACTCGGGGGTCGCCGTGATATCGGTCACGTACCACCTCACCAAACACCCTGTGGTGTTCTGGATTGACTTTGCCGTTGCTAACAGCCTGGTTCCGTCTGCATTGCCACTGGTCACTCAGCGCGACTATATGATATTCTCCTACTTGGCCTGCTTGGGCTACTGCTTCGGCATGTTCTACTATGGCTACGTCAAAAAGGACTTGATGTGGCACCCCGATACCATGGTGGCCACTCGCTACCATATCAGTGTTCACTGGGCAGCGTCCTTCGGGCTAGCGTTTGCCATCCTACTTACCAATTCATCTCTAGCTCTTGAGCGCTCCAGAACTCCGATGTCCCGTTTGGAAGTTGCCGACGCACCATGAACGGCAGTTTGCGCTGCTCAATCTCCCGCTTGGCCACATTCCACAGGAACATGGGATCCCCTGTCTTGAGACCCTCCAACCCCACAAGGGGCTTGGCGCCGTCCGCAATCTGCTGTGCCCGCGCGGCGAGCATGTCCACATACTCATACTTGGTGAAGAACGGCTGCGTAACCCGCGCCACCTTCAGGGCCTCCACCACCTCAGGACGAAAGACGGGCTTGACTTCAGGGTGGTCCATACTCTCTTGTCTTCAAGGTATCTTCTTTCGTTTTCAATAAATGCCGCTCCTGAAGGGAGCCTCGTCTGAGTACACCACGTTCATCAAGTATAACGCACTGACCCTGCCTGCCACTGCGGTGAGGGCTAGGTCAACAATCTCGTTACCTGGCATTTCCATTGTCAGCACCTTGACCAAGGCATCAACAATCGCAGCAAGGTCGTCCCCAAGGACATCCGTCCTGCAGACCTACGAAGTGAGGGCCGTGGCAGCCGAAGAGGAGGAAGTGGCGACTGGACCGGTCTATCTTCCTGTCAGTGTGAGTTCCGACGCCTTCATCGTGAAGTATAGTCGTTCAGGCGCAGTCCAGTGGGCGACCAGAATCAGTGGAACTGGAGGCGAACTTGGATTTAACATCATCACAGATTCTACAGGTGTCTATGTTACTGGACGGTACGTCTCTATCTCGGAGGTCACTCTGAACAATGGAATTACACTTCCGATTACCGCAGGAACAACCCCAGGACAAGACGCCTTCATCGTGAAGTACAACACGAGCGGAGTCGCGCAATGGGCAACTAGAATCAGTGGAGCTGGGTTTGATCAGGGGCATGGAATCGCCACAGATTCCACAGGTGTGTACGTGACTGGAATCTACACCTCCGTGGCGGAGGTCACTCTGAACAATGGAATTACACTTCCGATCACCGCGCGTGCCTCGCCCTCGGCCACCCCAGGATCTGACGGCTTCATCGTGAAATACAACACGAGCGGACTCGCCCAATGGGCAACTACGATTCGTGGAACTGGAGATGATCAGGGTTATGGAATCGCCACAGATTCTACAGGTGTTTATGTGACTGGACTGTACAGGTCCACCTCGGAGGTTACTCTGAACAACGGGAAGACACTTCCGAGCACTGTTGCTGACGACGCTTTTATTGTGAAGTACGACACGAGCGGACTCGCCCAATGGGCAACTACGATTCGTGGAACTGAGTTTGATATGTTCAAGAGGATCACCGCAGATGCCACGGGTGTCTATGTGACTGGAAACTACAGATCCACCTCAGAGGTTACTCTGAACAATGGAATTACACTTCCGAGCAATGTGAATGAGCAGACCTTCATCGTGAAGTACGACACGAGCGGACTCGCGCAATGGGCAACTAGAATCAGTGGACTTGGAGATAATCAGGGATATGGAATCGCCACAGATTCCACGGGTGTCTACGTGAGTGGATACTACACCTCCGCATCGGAGGTCACTCTGAACAATGGAATTACACTTCCGATCACCGCAGGAACACCCCCAGGTTTCGACGCCTTCATCGTGAAGTACAACACGAGCGGAGTCGCGCAATGGGCAACCACGATTCGTGGACTTGGAGGTGATTTTGGATACGGCATCACCACAGACTCCACAGGTGTCTACGTGAGTGGAGACTACACCTCCGATTCAGAGGTCACTCTGAACAATGGAATTACACTTCCGATCACCGCGCGTGCCTCGCCCTCGGCCACCCCAGGACAAGACGCCTTCATCGTGAAATACAACACGAGTGGAGTCGCCCAATGGGCAACTACGATTCGTGGGACTGGAGGCGATGCTGCAAATAGCATCACCGCAGATTCTACAGGCGTCTACGCGATTGGATACTACACCTCCAGCGATCCAATCTTGCTGACCAATGGCTCGTAAATTAATCGGCCTCACTCATAAATGCCGACCTTGTCCGCATCCGACTACACGACCTTCGTCAAACTCAAGGCCGCATCGTTGGCCTACCAGAACAACCGAGTGCCAAACAACATTCAGACGTCTATGCAGCCGTATGCCACAAGCAGTGCGCTGTATGCTCAGTTGCTGGGAGACCAGGCATCCTTGACGGTGAGCCCTCTTCAGACAGCCCTCTCGCCCACTGCATACGGGCGTGTGGCGCCCTACAACGGGGTCGGATACGTGAACAATCCTAAAAATTTGTCCACGGTGTCCACGAGTGCCGCGGGCAACCTTCCCGTTGTGGCGGGCTCGGTGAATTTTGGGACGCGCGCGCCGCCGCTTGGTCGGTTCCATGTTGAATAGGCTCGCTTCCGCTCGCAGGTAAACTAAGGCTGGGCTCTGCGACCCCAGCTTTCCCATTACACCCCCTTCGCGCTCTGTTTCCACATCTCATCGCATACTGCACATTGATACATCCAGACGACGTTGACAGGGTCCAACTTGATCCCCACAATGTCGGACTCCTTGCCCCGTGTCGGGCAGGTTTGGTTCGGGCACACCATGGTCTTGAAGCGGGGCAGCGTGGAGTCGTACTTCAGGTAGGGGTTGATGGAATACTGAACGGAGGTATCCTGCTTCAGGTCATGCTCGTAGACCACGGGATTCTCCTTGGCGATGGGCTCCTCGTAGGGACACGAACGGCACTTGAGGAAGGCCCCCTTGCGCCCCTCCGCCTCCCGCTCCACGATGTCGTACAGGAAATTAGAACACTGAGTGCAGAACTTCATTGCCTTGTGTTTCCCCTAGAGAAACGCTATCCGTTTTCCCCTCGCCCATTCAGGCTTCGGTTGACCCCACCCCACGCTTTCCACGTTCCCACTTTTGTGCGTTAAAAACGGACCAATCGCAACTGGATTCTTGTCCCCCCTTCAATACAGGATGCAGCCGTCTAAGCTTCGCACCTTTCTTGAGAAGCACGAATCTGATAAGGGTTCGGGGCAGGAGACTCACCAGCTGCGAGCCATCTGCAAAATGTACAATATTTCGAACGAGGACGATCTCGCGCACTTCTATGACCTGTATGCCGACTACGTGAAGAACGTGGGCATGCTGACCATCACGGAGAAGATGACGCCCATCGGCTCGTTGCGTGTGGATTTGGACTTCGTCTATGAGGGAAAGGTCGAGGACCATCGGCACACACAGGCGCAGGTGGTGTCGTTCGTCAAGGACTACATGAATGAGGTCAAGAAGTATCACGCGATGGCAGCGGGTAGCGTGTTTGAGGTCTGTATCATGGAGAAGCCCGAGCCGACCTACTATCCGTCGAAGAACGAGTCCAAGTCTGGGATTCACATCGTGGTGCCCATGATCAAGACCAACAAGGGCGTTGAGAATGCGATCAAGAACGCCCTGTTGCCGCGGATGGAGACGCACTTCCCCGCTCTCGGCTTCAAGTCGGGAAAGGCGTGGCGTGACATTTACGATTCTGCGGTTCTGAACCACAGCACGTGGTGGCCGCTCCTCCGTTCGGGGAAGCCACTCGAGAATGGTGTTCAGCCGTTGCCGTATCGCTTCAAGTATACGGTGGACTGGGATTCGTCGACGGGAGAGACGACGATTGACGACGAGGAGCCGCGGATCACGGCCGATCTGATTCGCAAGTATTCCGTGCGGGCTCACTCTGCGGATGCGTCGCCCTTGACGGAGGCGGGGAAGTTGTATGACCGCACGGAGGAGCCTGCGAGAATCTCGGGGGGTGCTGCGGCTTTGCCTGCGCGTGGCCGCCCTGCCGTCCGCCCTGGAGACGTGAACTCGCGTGGTTCATCGCCGACTCGCATGACGGTGCAGACGCCCTTGACAGAGGACCAGTTGCGTCGGTTCCGCGACCACGTCTTCAACTTGGCCGAGTTCCGTTACAAGACATACCAGGACTGGATTAACACGGGCCTCTGCATGAAGAACATCCACTCGGACCTGGCGGGAACGTGGCTGGAGTTCTCGTCCCAGGGCGAGGGCTACAAGGAGCGCGAGGCCATTGCAAAGTGGGACTCCTTCACCTTCCGCAACGATGGTGCCCGTCTCAGCGAGAAGAGTCTGCTGGCCTGGTCTCGCATCGACAACTTTGACAAGTATGAGGAGATTGAGAAGCGCAACATTGACTACCTGGTCAACGAGGCAGTGTCCACGCAGACGGAGCACGATGTGGCCTTGGTGGTGTTCTCGATGTACCGCGACATGTACAAGTGTGCCCGCTTCAGTTCCTCGAACTGGTTCCGTTTCATGACGCACACCTGGAAGGAGACGGACAAGGGCATTGATCTGCAGTGTAGGCTTTCGAATGAGGTGGCGCGGCGCTTCTGGGACCAGGCCAAGATCTTCATGTCGCAGATGGAGGATATTCCGCAGTGTCCCGACGGCAAGCACGAGGAGACCACCTGCGACCGCTGCCGTGCGGAGAAGAAGCTGAAGACCTACACGGACATGCGCATGAAGCTCAAGACCAGCCG